TATGAGTAAAGCAGAAGATATCGGTGTGACAATGACTAAACGAATTAAAAGAATCGGTTGTTCAACATTAAAGGAATTACTAGAAGAAAATAGAATGTCGATATGTGATAGAGATGGCATCACCGAGCTCATGACTTTTATAAGTAAAGGTAACAGTTTTGAAGCAGATAGAGGGTTTCATGACGATATGGTCATGAATCTAGTATTATTTTCATGGTTTGTCACAACAGACCATTTCTATCATTTGACTGATAGACAGGTTAAAGAACTGTTATATGCAGAACAACAAAAAACAATAGAAGACGATATATTGCCACCAGGAATATTCGATACAGGACAAAACAATACAGAGTCCTTTGTCGATGCTGATGGAGATAGATGGTTTTTGGATTAACTAAATATACACATAGAGGGTAAAAAGAAACATCCATTGGGTTATATAAACTTATAAATAATCTAGTAAACAACTTTTTACATTAACAGGAGAAAAGTATGGCATTTCAAGTATCACCAGGCGTTCAAGTCTCAGAAATAGACTTAACAAATGTTGTGCCTGCAGTATCTAGCACTACTGGTGCTTTTGCAGGTCAATTTAAATGGGGACCTGTTGATGAAGTAAAAACAGTTTCAGATAGTAAGGGTTTGATAGATGAGTTTTCTTCACCTGCAAACACAAATGCTGGAGCTGAAGACTTTTATTCAGCAGAAGCGTTCTTGAAGTATGGTTCATCATTAAGAGTAGTTAGAATTTCTAACATGTGTTATAGTGCAAACGCAGCGGGAGCTGGGACATCACTATTAAAAAATGATGCAGAATACGAAAGCACCTATAAAGGTGGAACTCAGTCCGGTACAGTCGGTTCTTGGGTGTCAAGATATGCGGGTTCTTTAGGCAACTCAGTAAAAGTTGCTATGTGTGCGTCAGCAAACGCATATTATAACGACTCAGTTACCACTGTAGGTGGTACTGAAGCAGTAGGTCAAACTGTAATTTCAGTTGCAGCCTCAAATGTATTCAATGTTAGAGACCAGATTAAGTTCCAAGGCGACAATAACTTCTATAGAGTAGTTAACAAACCTTCAGCAACTTCAATCACTATCGTTGCATTAAATCAACCAGCAAATACTGGATTATTAGTTGCTCAAGCAAATGGAAACAATATCGATAGATATTGGGAATTCCATAACTTGTTTGACAATGCACCAGGTATATCAGCAGGTCAGGCAGCAGTCAGCGGTACTGCAGACGAAGTTCATGTTGTAGTAGTTGATGAAGACGGAGAAATCAGTGGAACACCTAACAGTGTTTTAGAAACACATGGTTATATGTCACTTGCATCAAACTCAAAAGACTCATCAGGTAGAAGTAATTACTATAAGAATGTAATTGCAAGAGATTCAAAATGGATTTGGTGGTCAGGACACGAATCAACAGTTATTTCTAGTTCAACAGTAGACAGAACACACGCACAATCAGTATCAGCGGCATTTTTAAGACCAGCATTACCATTCAGTACATCGTTATCTGGTGGTTCAGACGGAAGAAGTCCAACTGCAGGTCAAAAATACGGTGCATGGGATACTCATTTCTCAGACGGAGATACAGTAGATATCTCTTTCCTAATTTGTGGTTCTACAAGAACAGACAATGGTTCAGGTGTCGACCAAGATACAGTTTCAGACCATAACACAATAGTTAACCAAGGTATCTTACTTGCAGAAGCAAGAAAAGATTGCATGTTCATATGTTCACCAAGAAAAACATCAATCGTTGATGTTTCTTCAGAATCTACACAAGTTGCAAATGTTAAAGCAGACTTTAGTAATGTGACTTCAAGTTCATATGCAGTGTTAGATTCAGGTTGGGTATATTCATACGATAGATTTAATGACAAATATTGCTGGGTTCCAGGAAACGGACACACTGCAGGTATCATGGCAAGGTCAGACTTGTTGAGAGACCCATGGTTCTCACCTGCTGGATTCAGTAGAGGTCAATATCTAGGTATTACTAAACTTGCTTTCAATCCAAAACAAGCAAGTAGAGATGACCTATATCGTGCAAGAATTAATCCAATCGTCACATTCCCAGGACAGGGAACAGTGTTATTTGGTGATAAAACAGCATTAACAACACCTTCAGCATTCGATAGAATCAATGTCAGAAGATTGTTCATAGTATTAGAGAAAGCAATAGCAGCGGCTGCTCAAGCACAATTGTTTGAGTTCAACGATGCATTCACAAGAGCACAGTTTAGAAGTGCAGTAGAACCTTTCCTAAGAGATGTTAAAAACAGAAGAGGATTAGTAGACTTCTCAGTTATTTGTGATGAAACAAATAATACAGATACAGTGATTGACAGAAACGAATTTGTTTGTTCAATCTTTGTAAAACCTGCTCGTTCTATTAACTTTATTACATTGAACTTTGTAGCTGCGAGAAGTGGTGTAGAGTTTAGTGAAATCTATTCAGCAGTTTAAGGAGAGTAAAGAATGGCAACAATAGACCAATTTAAAGCAAACTTAATCGGAGGTGGACCAAGAGCCAACCGATTCAAAGTCTTTATCCCTAGAACAGGAAACAAGATAGAATTCTTATGTAAAGCTGCCTCTCTTCCAGGTTCTTCATTCTCTGAAACCGTAGTCAAGTATATGGGTAATAACCTAAAACTTCCTGGTGAAAGAGCATACGAAGACTGGACAGTAAGCATCATTAATGATGTTAACTTTGAGGTCAGAACAGGTCTTGAAGCTCATATGAATGAAATACAAGGAACAGGAACAGGTGTCGGTTCAACAACTTTAGACTACTTAGTAGACAGAGCGTTTGTTGAACAATTAGACAAGGCAGATAATGTACTTGCAAGATACGAATTCTTTAACATGTATCCTAAATCAATCGCAGCAATAACATTGGATTATGATACGACTGATGCTTTAGAGACATTTGATGTAGTATTCTCTTTTTCCCATTGGGAAAGAGTAGTTTAAATAGTGAGATAGCACCTAAAAAGGTGTTATAAATAATAGTATGGAATTATTCGGGTTTGAAATCACTCGTAAGAGGGATGAATTAAGAGCGACAGAGGTTGACAAAAAGGCAATCTCTTTCGTACCGCCTGTCGATGATGACGGCACACCAGTTATACAATCACAACCAGGTGGTTTTATTACAGGTGGTGCATATGGGTCATACATCGATATGGAAGGTGGTATCAAAAATGAGGGAGAACTCATTAAAAGATACCGTGAAATATCTTTAATACCTGAATGTGATTCTGCTATTGAAGATATAGTTAATGAGTGTATTACTTCTGATACTTCGGATAGGATAGTATCACTCGACCTCAGAGATGCAAAACTCTCTGATAGCATCAAAAATAAGGTGCAAGAAGAGTTCTATCACATCCTAAACATAATGAGATTCAATCAGAATTCTCATGAATTATTCAGAAAATGGTACATCGATGGTAGAGTCTACTTCCATAAGGTTGTGGATTCTAAACGACCTAAGGCAGGTATCGTTGACATTAGAAACATTGACCCAATAAAGATTAAGAAAGTTCGTAATATTGAGAAAGAAAGAGACAATAAAACGAATGTTGAAAAGATTACAAAGATGGAAGAATTCTATCTTTTCAACGATAGAGGTTTTGATAAGAGTGGTTCTGGAGAAGGAAACACCGTTAAGATTGCACCAGAGGCAGTATGTTATACTACTTCAGGTTTACTAGACTACACTAAAAATGTTGTAGTTGGTTATCTTCATAAAGCAATGAAGACAGCAAATCAATTATCAATGATAGAAGACGCACTTGTTATCTACAGGATATCAAGAGCACCAGAAAGAAGAATCTTCTACATTGATGTCGGTAACTTACCCAAAGCAAAAGCAGAACAATACTTATCAGAAGTTATGAACAAGTATAGAAATAAACTTGTTTATAACGCACAGACAGGTGAAATCAAAGACGATAGAAAACACATGTCTATGATGGAAGACTTCTGGTTACCAAGAAGAGAGGGTGGAAGAGGAACAGAAATCTCTACACTTCCAGGTGGTCAGAATTTAGATGACATTGCAGATATAGAATACTTTAAGAAGAAACTATATCGTGCATTGAATGTACCTATCTCTCGTATGGAATCAGATAATGGTTTCAACATGGGTAAATCATCAGAGATTACGAGAGACGAATTGAAGTTTAACAAGTTTACTAATAGACTTCAAAAGAAATTTGCAAGAGTATTCAATGATATATTGAGAACTCAATTGATTTTGAAAGAGATTGTAAGTGCAGAAGAGTTTGATAAAGTTAAAGATTTTATTCAATACGATTGGGCAACAGACAACCACTTTACAGAATTAAAAGATGCAGAAGTATTAAGAGAACGAATGGACACTCTAGGACAAATGAGTGAATATGTCGGCAAATACTTCTCAGATGAATACATCAGAAAGTATGTGTTGCATCAAACAGAGGAAGATATCAAAATCATCGACTCTCAAATAAAGAAAGAAGGTGGTGGAGATGAAAGTGAAAAAGGCGAAGACGACTTCGGAGGATTTTAATAAATGAATGATATCGCAAAAGAAATTGTAGACCAGATTGAAGATGGTAAAATGGAAAATGCCAAAGAAACTATTTTTCAAGGTTTACATCAAAAAGCTGCCGAGAATATCGACATGAAAAGAGTCGAATCTCAGGTAAATTGGATGGATAAAAAAGAGGACTAGTATGAAATCGTTTCAGCAAATGACATTAGAACTTAACGAAGCAAAAGTAAAGTTGCCTAGTGGTCATAAACAACTTAAAAATGAAGTAGTTAAAGCTGGAAGTAAGAAGTACGACCTAACTTATTCACAAAAAGGTAAAGAAGTTTTTGTATTTTTAGATGGAATGGACACAGGTGATACATACAAAAACTTAAAAGATGCTGAGAAAAGCATGAAAGACATTAAGAATGTTTTAAAATCTATGGGAGAATCATTCTCTATAGACGAATTTAAGGAGTTATTCAATGAAACTAATATCTGAATATAACGATTACGCAATATCACCTGTAATCATCGAACAAAACGAGAAAGGTGAGAAAGAATACTACATCGAAGGAGTATTCATGCAATCAGAAATCAAAAATAGAAACGGCAGAGTTTATCCAAAAGACATAATGGAAAAAGAAGTTGGTCGTTATAGAAAAGAATTCATTGAAAAAGACCGTGCATTCGGTGAGTTGGGACATCCAGAAGGACCAACAATCAATTTAGATAGAGTTTCACATTTAATTACATCACTAGAAGAAGATGGTGATAATTATGTGGGACGAGCAAAGATTTTAAGCACTCCAAATGGTCAAATCGTAAGAAGTTTGATTTCAGATGGTGCTAAATTAGGTGTTTCATCAAGAGGTTTAGGTTCACTTGAATCAAAAGGTGATGCACAATATGTTAAGGGTGACTTTCAGTTGGCAACAGCTGCGGACATCGTTGCAGACCCAAGTGCTCCTGAAGCCTTCGTTGAAGGTATATACGAAGGAGTAGAGTGGGTAATGGAGAATGGTATTCTCAAAGCAGTTGAACTTGAAGCAATGCAGAAGCAAATCCGCACTGTCCAAGCATCAAAAATAGAGGAAACCAAGTTAAATTTATGGAAAAGGTTCGTTGAGAGTCTCTAACATATAAATAAAAAGTAAACTATTATAAATAAGTTTAATACTCAAACAGGAGAGAAAAATGGCAGAGTTAGAAAATAACCTAGAAACAGTTGAAGAAACTGTTGAAACAGTTGCAGAGGCAGGACAACCTGACGCTAAAGCTGAAAAGGGTGACACCAAACCTGTTAAGCAAGGTTCATCTGATGCGGAGAAAATAGAATCCGGAAAAGGTGAGGTCGTAAAACCTGAAGAAAATCCTGTTGACAAGTCTGTCGACTCAGTTAAAAAGGCTGGTGGCGAAACTAAACAAGTTAAAGATGCAGTAAACAAATCTGCACCTGCTCCTGAGAAATCAGAAAAACTTAAAGAAGATGACGATTCTGAGAAAGAAGTTGTGAAAGCAACTAAAATGGAATCAATCAAGGCGATTGTCAACAATATGAAGGATATGACCAAAGAGGAACTTCAAAAAACTTTTGGTGAAATGTCAGAAGAAGAAGTTGACGAGACCTTGACTAAAGCAGAAGTCGCAAGAAAAATCGTTGAAATGCTAAAAGGAATGGACGAAGCATCAGTGCTTAAAGTTGCCGAGAAGTATGAAGACGAGGAAGAAGAGGAAGAGGAACAGAAAGAAGCAGTTGAAGAAACTGTTGATACTGCAGAACTCGAATCTTCATTGGTAGAGATAGAAGTTGAAGACGACCTCAATGCAATCTCAGAAGCATTAGACTTATCAGAAGAAAATGCCGAGAAAGCTAGAACAATCTTTAAAGCAGCAGTACAAAGTAAAGTTGCAGAGATTAAAGAGTCTTTAGAATCTCAGTATTCAGAAGAATTAAAAACCTCAGTGGAAAAAGTTAAAGGTGACCTTTCGGAAGCAGTTGA